ACAGACCGCAGGTTCTCCTGCTCAAGAAACGCGTCAATCTCAAGCAACGAGAACATTGTGAAGTCACTGGCGATGCTCTGAATAGGCGTGTTGATGTATTCATTCTGCACATGGTTAAGATTTTCGTTTGTCAGGACGAAATGACGCTCACGGCCAAACTCCGTTACGCAAGCTTCGCCCTTGCGAGCCATGTTGCGACGATTCTCAATCCATTCCTTGACTCGCGGCATCGGACGATACCATTTATCAATAATGGCTTTCGCTTCGCCCATCGACTTTTTGAAAGTCCGAGCAATACTTCCAGGCCCGCGACCATAGGCAATACCGAAGTTAATCGTCTTCGCCATGACACGCTGCTCTTTATCAAAGTTCGGCCCGAACATGTCTGTTGCAACGGCGTCGTGCAAATCCTTGCCGTCCTTATAAACCTGAGTCAACCAAGGATCACCAGAGAGGAGAGCCAACACGCGCAGCTCAGCCTGACTGTAGTCCATCTGGACTAGCTTATAGCCTTCCTTTGCGCGCAACAGATTCTTGATACGCTTGTCACGTGGAATATTCTGCATGTTAGGATTGGACGAGCTCAGTCGGCCCGTCTCAGTACCGTGCAGGTTAAACGTACCTCTGATACGTAGATCCTTACACACACATTCACGCAACCCCTGCACGTAAGTGTCCATGTACTTACCATTCTTACGCACAGCCCCGATGGCCTCCAAGAACTCTTTTGCCTTCGGATTCGTAATGACACCCGCTTCGACTTCATCGATAAGCTCCTCGATAGTCTCTGCACTCGTGTTAGGCACAGGCGAGCCCAAAACAGTTTCGAGCATCCACTTCAACTGCTTCGGGGACTTGATATTGAACTCCGTATCGGGGCGCGCCTTGGCTTTCGTCTTAACGGCATAGGCCATAGGATCCCAGATATCCTTTACGACTTCGTCCAAGTGCTTCGAAGCCTCGACATACTCTTTCTCGAGGTCATATTCCAAATCCTCAAGGTAATCCATATCAAGCTGAACTCCAGCTAATTCTACGCGCATATACACGTTAGACGCTTCGATAAGCTTTCTATAGATAAAGTCCGCTTCAGGTCTTCCAAGCTTGTTAAACACATGATATAAGCGCATAGTCGCAATGCAATCGCGCTGCATATAAGGAATCAAGACCTCAGTAGGAATATCGTCGTACATGAAATCGCCGATACGCATCCCGTGTGCTTTGCAATACTCTCGCTTAATCTTATCCAGCTCATCATCCCATGCAGGCGCTTGAAGGTACAGCTGGCCGAGATCCTTCAAGCCATGAGTACCGCGCTTCTCGTTGACTGCCACGTAATGCTTCAACATCGTGTCTTCATCGATACGAGCATCGAGGTTGCACAGGTACTTCAACCGGCTGCAGTCGAACTTGCCGTTGTGCCAAATGAATCGAATGTTCTTATCCCCAAACAGCTCTTCGAGAGCTCTCCATATTAAATTTGAATGCTCAGGACCGTTGGACCCATTGATAGGTATGTTGCGCAGAGCATAACACGTACTTGAATCCGTCGCGAAGCCAATACTCAGAAGCTTGTTATCCTCCCACTCGACTCGACGAGTCTCAATATCGCACGCAACAAGCCCACCTTGCGCGATGCCCTGCACCTGTTTTATCGTGGTCCAGATATCCGTAGGCTCGCTGGCTTCATACAGATTCAGGTTATCCCAATCATACTCAGGCGCATCCATATCGGCATGTGCAAAGGCAGTGATAGCCTCAACGGTCTTATCCAGCACCACCATGTTACTTTTGACATAATTGATGGGCGGGATGACTAAAGTATTTGTTGCACGGATAACCTTAAACCAGGTGAACTGGTCATGCGAAGACTTCACTTGTTTGTCTTCGGGAAAGTCCGGGCATATAGCCCGGACCACTCTTTCGAGTTCTGTCATATCATAATCCCCGCTTCCCGAAAGTACTCTCGGCATATCAGAGTATGTTGCCGCAAGTCTTCCTGATTGATGACATCGCGCTCCAAATCTACGGTGAAACCATCAGGCCGTACGCCCATGGTATGTCGGATATGATTCTTGGTCAGATAGCTCATCAAGACGGTATCGAGAGACCGGATATCCTCCGGATGCTCATACTCCACAATCTCGGACACAGAGTACCACAGGCCGAGAAGGTGATGTGGCTTATCCTTGAGCTGACATACCTCATTGACAATCTGAGGCCGCCCACCGGGAGCTGTCTTGGCAAGTACCTTGGGAACACCAATGACATCCACTTCCTCGATGGCCAACAGGTTCTCATAGCAATCAACCCACTCAGCCATATCCTTACCTTGCGCAACCGCCATCAGCTTAAAGGGGCGCTTATAGCCATAACGCTTGATGATATCATTCAGAGCCTTATCGACTCTCGCCAAAGTCTTGTCGCGATCCTGAAACGCATCAGGAAGGATAATCTCATGAGCCTCGATACGTTCGGCGGCGTCGCACACTCGAGACACATCAACGGCGTCACCCAACTCGATGAGACTATTATCCAGAATCTTGTAACCCTTGACACTCTGGGCAACATTCCGATACATCGGATACTTCTCAACCAGATGCGTCAAGAACATATGCATCGACTGAGAATACTCCATGCAGAGGTTGCCCAGGGGATAGATGTTAATCAGTTGCATTTCCTTCCCTCCTTTCAATCTCATGGTTCAGGTACCAGGCGGCCTTCTTCAAATCCTCGAGTGCCTTAGCCTCGTCGCTCTTACCTTTGGACTTCTTCCGGCCGGCCCGCGACACGTACTTGATAACGTTGCCGAGATTGAAGTTAAGCTCCTTGTCATCGATGAAGTCAATAACCTCAATCTTGCCGCTAGTGTAATGGTCGGGATGATTCACATTATCAGCCATTGTTTACCTCCAAATCTCCGAACAAGGCCGGATACAGACCGTTGCACAGGGCATATGCTTCCTTCGCAACCTCCCGCATTTGCGGATGCGCCGCAGGGGCACAACGCAGACGGAAGAAATGGCGCCACTCACGAACGTTGGCCGTCATGACCACTTCCGTCTTCAGGCTATTGGGCAACACTGCGCGCGCTTCCTGCGGAGAACAACCATCTTCGAGCAAAGCGAAGTAGGTGCTCTCGGCGTACTGCATGGCGTTCTTCCAATGAGCATAAGGCGTAGTTCCAGGAATGAGATAGCATGGCTCGATGACCGTAATTTGAGTACCGAACTTCTCCTGTGAGTAGTTGCAGTACCTCGTACTCTCCTGGCAATACGCCGCCAGCCGATGGCGAACGATTTCATGGCTTACGCCCCGGTCGCACACGAACTTAATCATGATAGTGCCGTGCTCCAGAACAGCTTCATGACCCCGCTTAATGATGTTGCGGATGAACTTCTCCGCTGAGCCATCCGTAATTTTATCTTCGGACTTATAACACACACGGCCGGCCTTCTCGATGGTGTCGTAGAGCGTAGCACGTGCTGGCGCTTGGTACAGAATCACCTTAGCTTTGTCAATAATCATTTTCTCCATCCCCTCTCAGTGAGTTTCGCGCAGTTGTATCTGTATATCTCGTCCAGAGACATATCGTACAGCTCACACAACGCCGTAAGATACCAGAGCACATCGCCGAGCTCCGATTTGAGGTCATCCTCTCCGCAACGAGCACGATCTTTAGCGTAGTTACGCTCGCGCCCTTTGAAGATTCCCAAAACCTCGCCAGTCTCCTCGGCCAGGCCGAAGATACACATTCTTTGCTTTTGTTCGGTAGTCATTCCGGGGAAGCTCTTAGCGAGCTGTCCCCGGATGTCTACCTGTACTTCAGATAGACCCGCCATGGTTAATTCCTTTCTCTTGTGAAGAAATAAAAGAACGGTGTGTCGATCAAAGCTAGGATAGCTTTGAACAGATACTGGCCAACCATCATAGCTGCCAGTGTAGAATGCATCTCGCTATTCCAGAGCCAACCGAAGCCAATGCCAAAGGAGATACCAATGAAAAGCACGGTATCGATAATCTGACTGGTCAGCGTAGAGGCATTATTCCACAGCCAGCGACCTCTGGTACCTTTATACTTGTCACGCAGCTTATGGAACACGAACACATCCCAAGACTGAGATGCAATATACGCCACGAGGCTGCCGACCACAAAAATCCAGTTCTGCCCGAGAAGAGACACATAAGCCGTCTGCATATCCGGATCTGCCGCAGGCAAATACTGCGTGAAGATAATTAGAAGAGTTGCGAGGATCTGACCGATCATACCCCAGCGAACAATTAAGTTCGCCTCTTCTTTACCCCACAGCTCGCCGACGATGTCGGTGATAAGGAACGTGATCGCGTAACACACAGCCGCGCCAGGCAACGTGATGACAGTACCGAAAAGAGAAATGCCGGTGTAGATAAGCTTGCCAGTCACCACATTGGAAATGACAAGGCTGATGCCGAACAGCATGCCCAGCAGTTGCAGGTTCTGATATGTCTTTTTCACTTACTTGCCCTCCTCGAAGATATTGGTCTGTCCTTCAACCTCGGTCGAAGAGTCGAAGTCCGTTGCGCAGGGCTGAAGGTCTTCCGCTCCGGACAGAGCAGGATCCTCAACACCGTTCGCAGCAAACGCAGCTGCGCGATCGATGCACGTTCCGCACTTACCACAGGGCGTATCTCCACCTTCGTAGCAGGACCACGTGAGATGATAGGGAGCTTTCAGCTCAAGACCCTTCGCAACCACCTGGGCCTTGGTCAGGTTCAGGAGAGGTGCCTTCAGGTGCAACGTACGACCAGAGCCTTCGTAGATGGCGGCACGCATCGAGTTATCGAACTCGGGTGTGCAATCCGGATAGGCTCTACCGGCGGCGTCGTCGGCGTGCGCACCATAGTACACCGCCTCAGCGCCCAAGCTGATTGCGACCGCCGATGCATAAGCCAGGAACAGGCCGTTGCGGAAGGGAACATAGGTCTCAACGGTTCCTTCGCCGCCCATCTCGGCCAACTGCTCAGCGTAGCTCTCCTTCTTGATCTCCCCGTTGCCCTGGAGAAGGGAGCAATCACTGAAGTCATATACCCCCATGACCTGCCGCTCGATGCGATCGCACCCATAGTACTTTGCTACGGCTTCAGCACACTGCATTTCTTTGGCGTGCTTCTGACCGTAATAAAGACTCAGACCGATCACCTGATCGACCCCGTACTTCTGTACGGCCATTGCCAAGCAAGTGGTGCTGTCGATACCACCGCTTAGCAGGACTACTGCTTTCTTGTTCATGTTACATGAAC